ACCAGTGGTATGGTGGCAGAGGAATTCGTGTGTGTCCGTCTTGGTTCGCTGATTTTGATAAATTCTACAAGTGGTGCAAGGCGAACGGATACCAGCATGGGCTACAGCTCGACCGGATAAATACGGACGGTAACTACTCACCTCAAAACTGCAGGTTTGTTACTGTACTCGAAAATAATCACAACCGGCGATGTGTTATCGCTAAAAAAGAAAGGATGCAGGAATTATGCAAATCATAAAAGTAAAAGTAACCGATTTGAAACCTTACGAGAAAAACGCAAAGAAACACCCTAAGGAGCAAATCGAGCAAATTAAGAAAAGTATACAGCAGTTTGGCATGAACGATCCGATTGGCATCGATGAGCACAATATGGTTATCGAGGGACATGGTCGTTTGCTGGCTGTTAAAGAGTTGGGTTTTGAAGAGGTAGATTGCATCTGCCTCTCTCATCTGTCCGAAAAAGACAAAAAGGCATACATATTGGCTCATAATAAACTCACTATGAACACAGGGTTCGATAATGCCATTCTCCTCGAGGAGCTGATGTTTCTCAAGGATGCCGACTTTAATATTACCGACATCGGTTTTAGTCCGAAAGACATTACAAACATATTCCACGAAAAGGGCAAAGCTGAGGATGATGATTTTGACATAAACAAGCATATCCCAAAAATTCCTACAGCGAAACTTGGGGATGTTTGGCAACTTGGCAGACACCGGCTGATGTGTGGGGACAGCACCATACAGGCTGACGTTGATAAACTCATGGACGGAAACAAGGCAAGCATGGTCTTTACCGATCCACCTTGGAATGTGAACTACGGTGTGCAAAACCATCCATCGTGGAAACAACGGTCAATCCTTAACGATAAGATGACCACCGAGAATTTTAATCAGTTTCTCGCAGGAGCATTCGGAACCATGAAAGAGGTCATCGTTGCAGGTGCCATGGTCTATGTTGTTATGTCCGGTCAAGAGTGGGGAAACATCATGGACGTGATGTCCTCGCTTGAGTACCATTGGTCAAGCACAGTAATTTGGGTAAAAGACACACACGTTATGTCGCAAAAAGATTTTCATACAAGGTACGAGCCAATTTGGTACGGTTGGTTGGGAACTGCTCCACGAGTATGCCCGATTGACGATGACCGAAAACAAAATGATGTGTGGGAGTTTGCTCGTCCGAAACGGAGCGAAGAACATCCAACAATGAAACCTGTGCCGTTGGTCGCAAAGGCTGTAGAGTATAGTTCGCTCCTTGATAATATCGTCCTCGACTTGTTCGGAGGAAGTGGAACGACACTGGTCGCTTGTGAAGAAACAGGACGGTCGTGCTATATGATGGAACTTGATCCGAAATATGTTGACGTAATTATTAAAAGGTACGAAAATTTGACAGGAATTAAGGCTGTTTTAATATGAAACAGTATGAAATTATATGAAAAGTGGTGATTTGCGTGGCTCGAAAACCTAAATTGACACCGGAATTAATCAAAGAATTCTGCAGTTATGTCGCAAATGGGCTGACAAATAAAGATGCTTGTATGCTCTGTGATATTGACGAATCAACGTTTTATGGCTGGATTAACAAAGAGGCGAGGGGTGGGTTGTATGTAGAATTAATCAAGTCAATCAAAAAAGCCGAGGGAAAATTCAAAGCATTTCACCTGCAAAATGTAACCAAAGCCGGCAAAACGAGCTGGCAGGCATCGGCTTGGATGCTCGAGCGAAAGTTTAAGCGTGAGTTCGGACGGTTCGACAATACTGCATCGGGTGAAGGTGTCGAGGATTTGACACCTTTGATGGATGCGTTAAAGGATGATGACAGCGATGGAAAGTGAAAACGCACGAGTTGGCTCGGTTCGCCGGATACCTTGGGGGGTGTTCAGTAAAAAGCACAAGGAATATATAAAGCGAGCGTGTGTCTGTACCATAAATATTGCCGAGGGTTCGGTGCGTGCTGGGAAAACGATTGATAACTGTGTGGTGGCTCGTGATTTCATTGATTTTAGCAAAGACAAGATACACCTCGCCAGTGGTTCCACGATTGCCAACGCAAAACTGAACATCGGGGATTGTAATGGTTTCGGGTTGGAGCATCAATTCGCAGGACGGTGCCACTGGGGAAAGTACAAAGGAAACGAGGCACTGTTCATCAATGCGAAGGTTGGGGAACGCATTCTTATATTTGCCGGTGGTGCCAAGGCTGACAGTTTTAAGAAAATTCGAGGCAACTCGTACGGACTATGGATTGCGACTGAAATCAATTTACATCACAGGGAATTCATAAACGAGGCACAGAGCAGACAGCTGATGGCAAGCGTAATAAAAATACTGTGGGATTTCAATCCGGATGCACCAAATGCTGAAATATACAAAGACCACGTTGACGTTTATGCCGACAAGGTAAAGCGAGGGGACATGGTGACCACATACAACTACCAGCACTTCACTATATTCGACAATGAGAATATGTCCGAGCAGAGAAAAGCAGAAGTAATGAACCGGTGGGATCCAAACTCGGTATATTACAAACGGTACATATTGGGGCAGAGGGTGCAGGCTGAAGGACTTATATTCGGTCATTTCGCAAACAACAAAGCTGATTATATTTCAGACATAAAGCCTACAGAGGACACGATTGCATTCATTTCCATCGGAGTGGACTTTGGTGGGAATAAGTCGAAGAGTGGGTTCGTTGCATCTGCCATACTGACTGGTTGGGCTGGGGTGGTCGTGGTCGATGATTATAAGGTATCGGGTGAAAAGGGCGAGATTGACGGTAACGTTATAAACCGAGAATTCATTCAGTTCGTGCGAACGGTGCAGGAGCATTATCCTCATACCGAGGTGAAGTATGGATTCGGGGACAGTGCCGAGCAGTATCTTATCGCCGGCATACAAAAAGCGTGCAAGGTTGCAGGGTTACGCATCGCTTTCACCGATTGTTTAAAGGCTCACATAAACGACCGGATAAAATGCAAGAGCACGCTGATATATACCAAACGGTGGCGAGTGCTCGAACATTGCAAGCACGTTATTAAAAGCACAGAGGAGCAGGTATGGGACAGCAAAAAGGACACTGACGTCCGGCTCGATGATTTCACCTCGGACGTGGACGTTGCCGATGCCGAGGAGTACAGCTGGGAACGGTGGATTAAACACTTTGAATTGAAAAGGGGAATATAAAATGGATTTAAATACAATATTGAAAAAATATTTCGGACTAACAGGGGGATTGGACACAAAAAAAGGAACCGAGGCATACGAAACACTTATAAATTGCATTAATGATATAGGTTTAATCACAGACAAATTCAATGCTAATGTTGTTATTAGTGATTTAGATAAAATATAAAAAAAGGAGGAATATAAATGATTTTAGTTTCGATTGCATCTTTGGTCGGGGTGGTTGCGAACATCTACCATAAAAAGTGGTGTTTTATAATTTGGACGTTCACGAACGCTATTTGGTGCGTGTACGATTTCTTTTTGGGAGCCTATGAACAGAGCCTGCTCTTTTTTGTTTACTTTGTTTTGGCTCTGTGGGGGCTTTATAAATGGGGAAAGGAGCAGAAGTCTGTGCCAAAAGAGCAGACAGGTGGTCGTGCAGTAAAACCGGCAGTGTCCGGTGCTGAAATAAACGGACGGAATGTCTGTGGTTCTGACGTTACAGTCGGAGGTGAAAACAAATGAAGTGTCCTCATATCACTAAATTAACGCAAATTGCAAAGAACGTCTATAAATATGACGATGAAACGAACTTGAATACCACGCACGAGCATAAACTTGTATCAACGCATGAAATGGCAGAGTGCTTGCTGGATGAGTGTGCTTGTTGGGACAAGACAAAGCAAATATGCACCTGTGGTGGGTTATAAAAAAATAAAGGAGCGGTAAAAATGAACATTCAAAGCGTAATCGAGCATTTAAACAAAAAGATGGATTGTGAATTGAACACAAGCTATTACTCGAGGATTGCCGAGTGGAGGAGCTGGTGGGTTGGTTTTAATAAGCAATTTCATCAATACAAAGAATTTAACGGTCAGCAATTCATCGACCGGAAACTGTACTCAATGAATATGGCGAAGAAAGTCTGCGAAGATTGGGCGAGCCTGCTGTTAAATGAAAAGACATTGATTGTTACCGATGCACAGGAGTTTTTGGACGGTGTGTTTGCGAGTAACAGTTTTTGGGATGAGGGCAATGCATTGGTCGAGAAGGCTTTCGCTACTGGTACCGGTGCGTTCGTTGTCAAGATTGATGATTTTGGTGGTGCTAAAAAAATACGGATTGAATACCTGCAGGCTGACAGCATTATTCCTTTGAGTTACCGGAATGGCATTGTGTCGGAGGTTGCTTTTGCATCGGAAGTAACCGAAAAAGGCAACAAATGCGTTTACCTTGAGATGCACGTCCTTGAGGCTACTGGCTATGTCGTTAAAAACTTTTATCTCAAGTCATCCGGTGAGGGTTACCTCGAGCAACCTCTGCCCGAAAATGTTGCTGAAAAATTCATAACGAATTCTTTTGTGCCAATGTTCGCATTGATTTCACCAAATATTGTTAACAATTTCGATGATTGCAATGGCTTGGGCATGGCTGTTTTTGCGAATGCCATCGACCAGATTATCGGTGTGGATTTGGCTTTTCATAACTTTAATAGAGACTTGAAGTTGGGTGGAAAGAAAGTGTTTTATTCCGAAGACTTGGTGCAAAAGGACGGAGCCGGAAACATTATCACTCCGGACGATGTGTGCCAGCAGTTAT